ATTTTTGAAGCTTTCAATCCAATGGGATCTTCAGGATGGTCCATGCAGACCGTGGCGCCTACCTTCCTAGACCCATTTGCAGCTTTAGCCGAGAACAAGGACTGGACCGGCAAACCGATTTATAAAGAGGACTTTAACGCCCTTAATCCGACTCCGGGTACCAGCAGAGTTAAAGATTCCGCAACGGTCTTTGGCCGTGGTCTTGCATGGGCATTTAATATCTTAACTGGTGGGAATAAGTATACACCCGGATTGTTCTCTCCCACTCCCGACCAGATAGATTATTTAGGTGGACAAATTACCGGCGGGCTGGGCAGAGAGATTGCCAAAACTTCTATGATGTTTGAGTCATTATATACAGGCGAAGAATTACCTGCCTACAAATTGCCTTTGACCGGAAGGTTTTATGGAACTGCCGAAGGTCAGGCCAACGAATCCAGTAAGTATTATTCTAATCTGAAGAAACTCAATATCCATGAAGCAAACATTAAAGGTCGGATAAAAGATAGAGAACCAATTGGAGCATATATAAAAGACAATCCAGAAGCAAAACTTTGGAGAATGGCTAATAAGATTGAAAATAATATAAGTAAAATTAAAAAACGTAAAGAATTGGCCAAAACTCCTGACGCAAAAAAGACTTATGATAAATTAATAACGCTTCAAATGAAACGATTAAATGATATGGTGGAAAAAATTGAAAAGTAACTATCAGTCTAATCCACCATCTTCATTTCCAAAGCCTGTCGATTAATTTAATAGCTCCGTAGACGGCTAGAAAAATAATTGCCCAGGGAAACAGGCCGTAAACGGCTATAAAAATAATTGCCCAGAGAAACAGGCCGATTCCCAGTAAGTTTGTGAGCCATATCAGTAGTTTCTGGTCGGTGTTAAATTCATCTTTCATAATATATTTCCTTTACTTTTCCCTCATGTGATCCACGTACAATTCACAGTCTGCTATTTCTTTTTTAATTTCTTCGTCCGTCGGGAATCTCTGCTTTTTGCAGTAAATCTTGTTTGATTTGAGGCAAGGGAAAACCCGGTTGTTTCTGGGATAACTAACTCCTGCCTTGCATTTTTTGTTTTTTGTTGCGCCAATGAAAAACACACATCTATCCGCGATATGTTCAGATAATATACTCATAATACTCTATCTCCTTAAATTATTGATGATGATAAAATTTCTTTTATTTCCTTAGCGTTCATTGTCCCCGTTGCCGAATTTTTCTGTCCACTTACGCTCACGATAGGAAATTAACGCCTGTTCGTATTCTTTTGTTCCCTTCTCAATCCTGATTCCCTTTGCCGGATTGTAAACCTGAGCCTTGCAAGCTCCACAAAGGTAGTCGCCGAGTAACCACTTGGTCCGGCCACAATTGCGGCAAGGTTTAAACCTGTATTTCCTCTGTTCCACGGGATAGGATTTGTTTTGATGCGCATAATCGCACGATCTCGTTTTGTACGGTGCAGCCGATGGAAGTAACAATTCCCCACACTTGATACAAGTGTTGTGAAAAATCAACTTAGAGCCACAGCGTGGACAACACATATTTACAAAACCAAATTCTTTGATTGGTGGAGGTGGTTCACAGTAACCCGGCATATAATTTATTGTCTCCTGCTTTTCTCATTACCTTGTGTATAAGTTTTGGAAGATTTTCTACTGTTAAATCTTTCAGGTCAGGCATTGTTTTCATTTCTACACAAAATGCAAATATTTTCTGGAGGCAATAAACCTGTTCTTTATGCTTTTCTGAAAACTCCAATACAGATTTGTCAAAAAAACTATCTGTTATATTTTCATAATTTCCTTTATAATATCCTTTTTCTTTACACCAGTCACCCAATTTAGTTCCCGGGTAAGGAACATAAATAGAACTCCATGAATAATCCGGTTTACATTTAATATTAAATTCTAATGTTTCCAAATCATCTTCAATGGTTGATTCCGGTAAAGATAAAATGTTTTGAAGCATTATTTGTATGCCTTCTTTTTTAAGAAGTTCAGCGGCTGCACAAACCGTGTTTAAACTCATTTTCCTTCCCACCATTTCTCTTAATCTATCGCTGGCCGATTCTAATGCCATGCGGACGGCAACGCAATTTGATTTTTTTAGTAATTTTACTCTTTCTTCTGTAACCATTTCCGGCCGTAGATGACATTGATATGGTATCTGCGGATATTCTTCCGCAAATTCTTTCATCCAATCCATATTTATTCCAAACACGCTGTCTTGAAAATAAACATACTCCGGCTTGACAAATTTAATTTCAGCAACAACATCTTTAGAATCTCTTATTCTTACCTTTTCGTATTCCGGAAATAACTTCATCCATTTCTCATTGTAACAATAATGACAGGTATTATACGGGCATCCGCGAGAGGTAATAAAATCCCTTACCTTCATGTTAGGAAAGTCATCCCTTGAAGGCCAGGGAATATCATCAATATTATTATAGGTTGCAACATTATTTTTTGTTAAGAATTGGTTTATCCAATTCTCTCCCTCACCCCTTACAATTTCATCAGTCCAAGAATATCCATCCGGGAAAAAAGAGGGGTCTGGTCCGCCAACGATAAATTTAGGAGGATCACGAAATTCATATAGATATTTTAAATGAGTTAATTCATTATGGAGATCTTTAAATTTATCCAAATCTCCTGTCATTATACTGAATCCAATAACATCTGGAGACCAAGAGGTATCAGAGCAAGTTTTATATGCCTCACTCAGGGAAATTATCCTACACTCATTTCCACTTTTTTTAACTACCGCACTAAGATACATAACGCCTAACGATTCCATAAATTTACTTTTAACAACAAGCAATACTCTCATGTCTTTTTCTTTCTTATATGTGCCTTTAAATATTCCATCATTTCTTCTGGAATTTCCGTCGATTCGTCATACCAAAATTGATTTATTGTGATTCCCATAATTTTTTCCGGATAATCTCCGATGGCTTTAAATATGAATAGGTAATCTATTTTCGGAACCTTTATTGTTCTGTCAGTAAGTTTGACAAAGGGACGGAATTGTTCATATTCTTTTGAAATCCTATTCATTTCAGACTTTATCTCCCGATAATCTTTACAAATAACCAATATTTGTTCCATCGTTTCCCCATCAAGCCGTTTATTTGACAATTTTAACTCCATCAGATTCTTTTAATGTTCCCCTTCTCCAATCTTCAACTTTGCAATATGCTGACCCATCTTTCTTCATTATTGGAGCGCTTACCCATCCGACAGGCTCTAAATCCAATTCATTATCTAATAAAATAATAGATGGTTTCCTCATGATGAAAAAAAACCATCCCCATAATTGCGGAGTACGAGGATCTATATTTTCCCAACGGACTATTCTCAATTGTTCCATTTGGTATCCGATACTATCTTCCAAATCAATATTTACACCAAGAGTCTTTAAGAATTTATCTACTTCTTCTTCAAATTTTTTAACTGTATTTGATACAGGAATTGTTCTTTCATTTTTTTGTACCATAATGCGGTGTTGGAGTTCATCACTACTTATCTCATGCCACTTTTTTTCTTCAGTCATCAGCTTTCTCCTTTACCCATTTCAACAATTCTCTCACAGTTGTTTTTGATGGAAGTTTTCTGGTTTGCCGTTCGTATTCATAGACCAGTTCATTTAAGCTCTCATGCCACTTACTATAATTTTTAACTGATTGGTTTTTATTATTTTCCACTTTTGCTCTCTCTTATATCCATATCGTCAAATTTATCATTATTATATTTCCACCTCAACAACGGCGCTGGTTCATTAACCTCCCGCGACAATTGATACAGGAAATTATTCAATGCTCCGGCTTCATTGTAAGCCGTAGTGACATAATCAAATTCATCACCTTCATATTCTATATGCGCTGAAAATTTTACCTTGGGTTGATGATTGGTAATTGGTTTCTCTTTCATACATCCTCCTGTTTATTTTCGGTTGACTATTGCACTATATTTTTTATTTTATTCTGTCAAGGAAATTTTTTCACAAATTAGTGCTTGACATTTGAAATAATTTCATGATAAGACCGGAATCATGAAAATACAAACTTGTAAAATTAAGATAAAACAATTGGTTAATACTTTTGGCGGGCGTAAAGAACTTGCCGAAAAATTATCTGTCACGGAACGTTATGTCCGGTATCTCGAAAAAGGATGCAAGCCGGGAAAAAGATTGTACCGAGACATTTATAAATTATACAATTCTACTCGTAAGGTGTCGAATGACAAAAATAAATAATCAGGCCGAAAGGGATTTTGTATCAAATTATTTTACCCATAATGAATGGGATTATCAGCCGCCAATATATTTAATTTTGTAAAACTTTGATTTAGGAGAAAACCCATGAGGGAAAAAGTTTTTTTCGATCTATCGTTGTCACGTAAGCAACTTATGAAAAAGTTTAATCTTCCTCAAACCACAGCCCAGAACGCTAAAAAAAGAGGGTACATATCAATAAGGACAAAACCCACCAAGGTCGATGAAAATAAATTCAATCTCGACCTGGCGACCCAAGCGGCGGAATACATTTTTTTTTCAAAATTTCGCCATCGGTTAGAATATTCAATGACCTTGAAAAATGATTTAATACAAGAGGGGCTTCTTCGGATGTTTGAAACGTCTGGGCTCAGGCAAGAAGGCAATGAGTTTAATTATTACTGTGAAATTGCTACAAATGCCATGTTTAGTTATTTAACTAAAAACCATATTATAGGAACATGGAGGGGCCGAGAGGAAAGTTTTGAGGAGAACGTTTTAGGATATGGGATTTACGCATAACGGTAAATTCACCGGCTGTGTAAACAGTCCGGTGGAATGATTTGTTAATTGAATGGTTAGGGTACTGAAGCGTTACTTACCCGTAAACCCGGAACCGGAACACGAAACAGAACACGAAACAGAAAGGAGTTATTTTATTATGTCCCCTATCGATGATTTCAATGCTTCATTATGTAACCAATTCACCCCAGACTTCCATCGCGATACCTGCCAATACTACGATCAGGCGGAAAATGAGAAAGTATGCGGATACTGCAAGAAGAAGGAATTGTATAGATGTCTTGCCGACTGCAAACGGATTATCCCTTTATCTTATTCATCGGTATCTGATTATCTCACCTGCCACCATCTTTACTATCTCAAGGCCATCAGGGGAATCCAAATCAACAAACCTCGACTCTCCTCACCATTAAAAAAGGGTATGCTTTGGGATAGAGTTCTCCAAAACCTGTTATCCGGTCAAAAAATCTATGATATTAATGCAACCATCACTGAATACGAAATGGACATAAAGGATGTAACTATTGTACGGGCTATTTATCGAGCATATAAAGAGTTAGAAATCGTTACTGAACCCAACGGAAACTTGCAGGCCAAAATTGATTTAACTATCCCCTTTGATATGGTCTGGGGTGACAAATCTCCAGTTGAAATGCTAGTCAATGGTTTTTATGACCGCAAATATTCAACCTACTTTGTGGAAAATAAACTATCCGGCAGGCCACTCAACTATGAAGATGTGTATTTTATCCAGTCACAGGTTGGAGTGTATTTTCTGGCCGATCCATCATTAGAATACTGCATTATGGAAATAGTCCGAACCCCCGACCTCAAATCCACGGGTAAGAATAAGGATGAAAGTGTTGAGGCTTATGGAGAACGGGTTTATCAGGATGTCATCAGCAGGCCGACTCATTATTTTCTGGGATATGATATCAAAACCCATAAGTACGGAAAAAAATATTACCGGAGTGAATTTAACCTTGAAGAATTAAAAAGCCGGTTTATCCATGTATTCAGGGAAATTTACAATACAAGGTGGCTGGACGGGTGGTACCGAAATGACAGGGTATGTAATTCTATCCTCCCTGGAATCGCTTGTGATATGACGCCAATTTGCAGGAATGGAAATATGAGTGAGGACAATTACACAATTAGGGAAAAAGTAATTGGAAAATGGTGAGGAAAAAGGAGGATTAAATGATAAAAGAAATTACTAAGGAGTGGTTAGAAGAAAAAAGAGCTTGTCGATCAGGTATTATTGATTGGGAAAAAGAAGTAAACCACGAAACCATTGCTACCATTAAGCGTAATATTGAACGTAATCCAAGCCAAGCAAATTGGATAATCACAAAAATTATGACTGCTGAGCAAAATAAAAAATATGCTCTCTTTGCCGCATTATTAGTTTTTCCTCTGTGGCAAGATAAACATCCTGAGCAAGCAACTATTTGGAGAAAATGGGCAGATAATCTAAATGCTTATGATGACAATGATAATAGTAATGCTGCTAATGCCGCCTATGCTGTTACTGCTAGTGCCGCCTATGCTGTTAATACTGCCGCCTATGCTGCCGCCTATGCTGCTAATGCTGCTAATACTGCTAATGCTGCTGTAGGTAATGCTACTGCCTATGCTGCCCGCGCTACCGCTGCTAATGCTGCTGCTGCTGCTAAGGCTGCTGCTGCCGCCTCAGACATTGCAAAAGAAACGTTAATAAAAATACTTAAGTATGGATTATACTTGTTGCTAGAAGAAGAGGAAATTAATAAATGAATTATCTAAGTGAATACAGAAAACAAAAAACTAGCAGAGACAAGGATAAATTTTATTCCGTTCTTATCGTCGCCGTAAGCGTAATTTTAATTTTTGCCATCATCATCTTGGCGGCGGTCGAGACAAAACTGGATTCTCGGAATGAAGCAATCTACGAGAACTTAAAATCATGTCCGGCGTCGTCCGTGGTTGACTACCGGCAAGGCGAACCGGTAGTTTTTTATAAAGGTAGAAAAGTGAATATAGCAACGGAGGGCTGCAAATGATTGTAACAGTAAAGCAATGCGGTAGGAAGATAACAGTGGATGTAAGTGAGAAGGATTGTCCTTCTTACGATTGTTTTTCTCCAATTCACTATCAGCATAGAAGCTATAATAAGACGGAGGGCAGTATGACCAGCACCGACAACTATTTTTCTTGCAGCCACCGGAATGATCATGGGTGTCCTGAAAAAAAGTTAAAACGAAAAGGAGGCCTAAAATGATTAACATGGACGATTTTAATGAAGGTGGAGAAATGAAAATTAAAAGATATTTATTTGGCAAGGTTCACTTGTATTTTCATACATGGCAAAGATGGAATGAATTTAGTTTTGACAAATATTGGTCAGGACGATTACTATATTTTAATGTGTCTAAACTAAGTTTTCAGTTAGACTGCCGGGGCAATTGGATAAAAGATATGTGTACGGGAACGCCTGAGTAAGGCTGAGGAGGGTAAATGAGGGAAGAAGTCACTAAGAAAATATCTCGTGCAGAAAAAGCAGGGCGGCAGTTAGGAGAAAATATTCTTGAACTGATGAACCTCATGTACCAAAAAAACACTGCTAAAAATTTTTACCGAGGTTTAATGGATACAATTAATCCACAGAGTGAGGCAGAAGAATATAGGTTGATGCAAGACCGCATAAATCGGCTTGTTGCGGCAAACCTGAAATTGTTAAAAAGATTAAAAAGACGGAGGTCACAAAATGATTAACATGGACGATTTCAATGCGGTGTATAACTTCTTAATGAAAGCAGACAATAAATTTTCCGAAGATAGGAGTTTTATAATGACAAGAGATTCAGGGAAGGAAGAGATATATTTTAAAGCCTATATTGCAGGTAATAATTTAACTACGGTAAAGGTGTATCCAGTGACGAGTTTCTAACCCCAATGGAAGCTGTGAAAAATATTATAGAAATAATGGAATATAGAATTAAGGAGGAAAATGGAAAATGACAAAAGAAGACTTGCAAAAGTATTGTGGTGACAGGTGCACCTTCTCCAAACCTTTCTCAAAAGGTGATTTTTCCTATGCGACGGATAATCACATATTAATCAGAGTCCCCAGAATTTGGGTAATAGAAGAACAAAAAGTTGGTATAAATGTAGATTCATTAGAAAAGTATTTAGAAAAGCATATTGTTCCACGTTCCTTATATTGTCCAATTCCCGACATTCCAGATTTGGAATATGATTATTCAAAAGCAAGTGGACGATTTTACAGAAATAAGTATTTAAATTGGCTTAAGGAGTTGCCTGAGTGTATTCTGTCGGAAGTAAAAGGTTTAGACCCGGCGCATTTTATTTTTGCTGGAGGAGATGGTGTCCTTATGCCACTAGACCCTTCATTTTTTAAGGAAGTGTGAAAAATGAACGAATTGCCGTATTATAAATGTATTCATCTTATTCTTGTTGGCAATATAAAATTATGCCCAAAGAGGTATTGTCACTCAAATAAGTGTCCATATAATAGGGGTTTATATTCTACAAAACCTTTAAAATTAGAAAGGTTAACGAAAGGTTGAACGGGAGGAAGAGTGAAAAATGAAAATAAATGTTAATGTTACATACCGTGAATGGCCTCTACCGGCAGGGTGAACCTTTTGTTTTGTATAAAAGCAAAAAATATTAATTGAAAAAGAAGGTTGCAAGTGGATAACTAAATCAAGTTCTTTTACGGAGGGGAAAATGATAAGTGAAGAACAACTTTTGTATCTGAGGAATAAAGAAAATATTGAGCATTACCTTCGTCAGGTAGGCACAATTCGCGGGGTGAAAGATATCCTATATCTTTTACAAACGGAAGTAAAAAAGAAGAAAGAAGAATGCGAAATTTTAAAATTCGCAATTCCTGGCATGATTGAGGTAAACAAACAATTGTTTACCTTTTCGGAAGAAATTGGAAAGGAAATTGAGAGATTAAACAAAAAATGGGCAATTTGATAAACCTGCACGGATGTGCGCCCTGGGTGCTACTTGAAGACACAATGAGTTTGAGAAAAATTGAACGAGAGGAAGAGAGGAGGTTAAATGAAAACGATAAAATTCAGCCACTGTTATAAAAAGATTTTGGATAGTCATAATGAGGTAGTCGACTGTGCAAAACTGTTAGAAGTCATTTCCATCCCTATTCAACACCTATCCAGCACATTTATAGATTATGACACCGACGGCGGTCTCTACCCTCTGCCATCCGCAGGGAATTTTTTAATGCTTGTTTTTCTTAAGCCCGGTGAAGCCTCTGAGATAACCAGCGCAAACTTGTTTACAACACTCCGACGCGCCACACCAGAAAAAGAAGCATATTACAGGGCGGCAATTGGCAATTTGTTTGTGATTAGTGTTGATCCGACATTACGGACTACAGCCCAAAAAAGGAAGAGTTATGATTGTAACGATAAAACAAAGCAAGGCACATTTAGTGATCATTTTCCAACGCCAATGGAAGCTGCTGAAGATGCAATAAGAAAAATGAATGAACTGATAAAGGAGTGGGAGACAAAATGAAAAAAGAAAATTTACAAAAATATTGCGGTGAAGGCATCATTTCCAAACCTTTTTCAAAGGGCGGTTTTTCTTACGCTACGGATGGTGTCCTGATTATTAGAGTTGCGCAAATTGAGGGCGTAGAGGAACAAATAATTAATAAACCGAATGTCGATAGTTTATGGAGTAAACACGTTCACGAGGGAGATTCTTATTTTCCTATTCCTGAAATTCCCGAACCGGAATCAAACGTTTGTACCTGGTGCTTCGGAACGGGGAATGTGAATCCTTGCCCTGAATGTAATGGAGAAGGAGTAGTCTATTTTAGTAACCATTACAATGAATACGAATGTGATTGTGAAACATGCGACGGTAGTGGTTTTCATATAGGAGATAAGACAGAAGATAAGAGAGAACCGAAAATATGCAAGAGATGTAAAGGCGAGGGAAAAATATATAAATATGGAAACTCCACGGTAAGCGGAAGATTGTACAATAATAAATATTTAGCAATGCTTAAAGTTTTGCCCGGGTGCGTTTTAGCGGAAGCAAAAAACTTGGACCCGGGGCATTTTATTTTCGACGGTGGAGATGGTTTCCTAATGCCGTTAAATCCGTCAGTCGTAAGGGAGAAAGGTTGAAATGGAGAACGAATATGCACGGGAAAAGATGATTGAGCAATACCACCGTGAGGCCAGGGAACTGGATGATAAGGAGCCAAAATGTTCCCGGTGCGGCCACGGGTTGAAATACCACAACAAGAATAGACAATGCCCTGATTACACGGGGCCGAGTGTTAAATGGACAGAACGTGAATTTACGAAGGAGGAAAAGTGAAAATAAAATCAATCTACGACCAGACAATATACAAATCAATTTATGATGACGATGGCAAATTTGTTGCGTATGAACCGACTACAGACCACTATGTTTTTGGTAAAGTCGGTGATGAAATTACGGGAGGGTTTTATGTTAAGACAGGGACTGAAGCCCCTGAATTTTTAGAAATCGAAATCAAAAGAAGACTTACGAATAAAGGCAAGGAACTTATCAAAAATAAATAGGAGGAAATGAAAATTGAAAATAGACATCTACAAACCGGAAACAACAAAAAAAGATGACCGTGGTAATTTTATCTTAATCTATGGAGATTCGGGCGTCGGTAAATCAGCAACAGTAATTCAAACAGCACATGACCCTATTTTCTGGATAGTGGCTGAACGCGGGCAAATTGATCTAACAGTAAAAGCCGTCAACCGACCGGATATTAAATTAAAGGTTGGGTATTATGAAGGGTGGAATGATTTGTTGGAAATTGTCTACGACTTAAGGAACTTTGGAAAGATTAAAACGGTGCTTTTTGATGGTTTGACGCATGTAATGAATGTGCATCTTTCCGATGAAATACTGGCAGAGAATTACGATTCTCGGGATAAAAAGAATGACAGGGATGAAAAGGACATGACCGTGAGAGTGAAAGGAACTCCTGAAATGTATGGTGTTATGAGTAAACAAATGACACGGCTGATGAAAGGATTCGAACAACTTACCATCGCCGGAATTGATGTTATTGTTACCGCCAGAACACAGGATTCCCCGAAATGGAATCGCGAATTATCATGCGCTCCGGCTCTGGCAGGGAAGGAATTCCCGAGGGACATGAAAGGATTTTTTGATTTCATCGGCCTGGTGGAACGAAATATTATTGATAATCAGGTAAAGTATCCCCCGCTGGTTTCATTTGAAGATGATGGAAGTTTTTTAAGCAAATGGACCGGGATAAGTTTAGATGGCGGAGTAAGAAGAAAACCGTTTAACGTGAAAAAAATGCTAAACCACGCACATGGCCGGTCTGGAGAGTGAAAATGGAAATTAAACAGTTGTACCAAGAGCATAAGGGTAAAATATCCGATAAATGGACATTATATCTTGCTGAGTTTGATCGTCTATTTTTACCTTATAAAAACAAAGATGTTCGATTGTTCGAAATAGGTATTCAAAATGGTGGATCATTAGAAATATGGGCTAAATATTTTGGTAATGCGAAAGTTATAATTGGTTGTGATATAGATTCTAAGTGTGCACAATTGCGATATGAAGACAATCGTATTGTAGTTATTGCGGGAGACGCAAATTTGCTTGATTGTCAAAAAAGAATTATTCAGTGTGCTTCCCGATTCGATATTATCATTGATGATGCGTCGCATAAATCCGGTGATATAATACGCTCGTTCTCCAAATATTTCCCTTGTCTTGAATCTGCCGGAATCTATATCGTAGAAGATCTTCATTGCAGTTATTGGAATGATTTTGAAGGCGGATTACATAATCCTTTTTCCAGTATTTCCTTTTTTAAACGCCTGGTTGACATAGTAAATTATGAACACTGGAGAAATGAAAAGCCGAGAGTAAATTTGTATAAAGAGTTTATAAAAAAATACGAGTTAGAACTTGATGATTCGACTCTTGCAGAAATTCATTCTATTGAGTTTATTAATTCATTATGTGTTATTAAAAAGCTGCCACCGGAAGACAATAAACTTGGCAGGAGATTAATAGCCGGGTTGGAAGAATCCGTAACGAATGGGTGCCGTCAATTAAACGGTATTTCTGTATCAGAGATGGCGATGAATGTCTCTGACACAGAAAATTATGATGTAATTGAGTTAATCAAGAAAATTAATTTATTCACTCAAGGGTGAAATAGTAGTTAAACAGTAGTTAAACAGTAGTTAAACAGTAGTTAAACAGTAGTTAAACAGTAGTTAAACAGTAGTTAAACAAAGGAGGTGGTGATGTGGCACAATATATCCAAACTGGAGCCGGAAAATAAACAAGGAGGTGATGTAATGGGTGATAAAAGCCCGACAACCAGTTATGAGGACACTTTGCTGGTTGCTTTTCTGAAGTTAAAAGGGTTCACAGTAGTTCCCTGGGCATGCAAGGATAACCCCGGTGATGTCAGAGTATCATTTGATGTCCAGGGAGATGAAAATGAAATTGAAGCTGCCGTGAATGCGTTTTATGCCAATGAACAGATTGGAATCCAGGATTTTTGTAAATCATTCAAGGAAACGAAATCGAACATGCATGCGCTGAAACGGGTGGGAAGAAGTTAACGTAATAATTAATAATAACATAACAAAAACATAACAAAAACAGGAGGTTAATAGTGAAAGAACAAGCTTGTGATGGAAAAACGTTTACAGGAATAGTCGTGCCGGACGGTTGGCATGAAATTGAAATTCAGGACGGAATTGATTATGTTAAAAGTAAAAACGGTGAAATTTATTTTGACGATAAAGGACATAAAGCATGGAAAATTCCAATGAAGGTCAAGAATGATGATGACCCGGCCAATGGTGGAATTGTAGGTTGCACAGCGTTCGAAGCCAATGGTGGTGATTTAATGGCCACTATTTTAGACGCAGCCGGACTTTGGAAAACAATCTGTGAAAAGTTTCCCGGTGATGAAACGGTATTTGCAAGTAAAATTATGGATGGCGTTAAAACCCGTCTTCCGGGAAAAACTTTTATGATTGAGTCACGGTTGGATAAAGCCGGTTTTTCCAAAGTTATTTCTGTTGCTTCTTACGCCAAATATAAAGAACTTATGGCCGAGAAGAAAGACGGAAAGAAAGAAGATAAGAAAAACGATAAGAAAGAAACAGAAGCAGTTAAGAGTGATGTTTCTGGAACTGGTGATGGTTGGTAAGATGTTGACAAGATGTTAACAGGATGTTGGATTTTTTAAATATTAACCGCTTTGCACACAGCCGAACGGCGTAACCCGGCGGGATATGCGATGGGGGCCGATGGCCGGCTACGCCGCGCCCCCCGCGCCCGCCAAACGCCTCGGCTATGCACAAAGCTTAATGAGTGAGTAAATGACACAGGAGGAAACAACACTTGGAAAATGAAAATGAAAATGAAAAACGGTTACTGGAGCTTACCCGCCTTATTATTGATCTTAAATTGGAAAAGAAAAATTACAATAAAGAAATTAACGACCAAATTAAGAAAAATGAGACGGAAGTAGCTGAGTTAGTCAAAGAAGAAAAGTAAGAAAAACACTATAATTTTACCAGCCGGAGGGTGAAAAATCATTGATACTTATATATTGGGGAATATGTTCACGTCAATAGTCACCCTCCGGCTATAATCTATAATAAAGAAAGGAAATAATATGAGAATTTTAAACTTGCGAGCTGAAAACATTAAAAAACTAACCGCCATCGACATTACACCCAAAGATGATATCGTGTTTATTACCGGAGCAAATGGAGCCGGGAAAAGCTCAGTTTTAGACTGTATCACCATGGCGCTGAAGGGTGGACGTGAAATACCGGAAGAACCAATTAAGCATGGTGAGGACAGGGGTAAAATCATACTGGATTTGGGAGATTACATGGTTATTCGGTCATTTAGTCAAAACAATACCACCCTCCAGATTCGCAGCAAAGAAGGCGCAGTGCAATCATCGCCTCAAAAACTGCTGGATAAAATAGTGGGGAATATCAGTTTCGACCCTCTGGACTTTATGAATAACGATAAAAAAAAGCAGCGGGAAATTTTCCTCAACCTTATCGGAGTGGATACAAGTTCCCTGGATAAAAAAGAAAAGGACCTCAGGGAAGAACGATTACTGGTTGGCAGACAGAAAGACCAATTGGTTGCCCGACACAAAGAAATGCCGGAATGGAAGGACGTAAAAGATAAAGAAGAAATAAGTATTCTGTCTATCTCAAAACAACTCCAGGATGCTATTAAAACCAACAACGACATTGATAGTTTTATAGTTAATAATGATAAAATAAAGTCCGGCGCTATGGAGGATGTTGCGAAAATAAATGAACTGGAAAAGGAATTGGCTGATTTACGTCTGAAGGTTGGAAACGCTAAACTTGTCTATAAGGCCAATAAAGAAAAAATAGTCACTCTGGTTAAAATTGATACCACTCCGATTGAGGATTCCATGTCTACACTGGAAACCACAAACTCCCATATCCGTGATAATAAGGAAAAAGCCAGAATCAAACTGGAAGCTGATGCGGCTGTTGATAATTATGAGGGATTGACCAGACGTATCGATGAAACCCTATCCAACCGCAAGAAGTTACTGGAAAAGGCGTCTATTCCGGTTCCCGGCTTAAGTTTCAATGATGGCGAACTCCTTTATAATGATATACCCCTTGACCAGGCCAGCGATGGAGAAAAATTAATGATTTCTTTATCCATCTCTATGGCGCTTAATCCGAAACTAAAAGTACTCAGAATCAAAGATGGAAGTTTGCTGGATGTTAAAAACCGTGCTATTATTTCCAAAACAGTCAAGGACAAAAATTATCAGCTTTGGTACGAATCCGTAGGTTCTGATTCCAAAGTAGGTATCGTCATTGAAGAAGGAAACATCGTGACTGTTGATGGCAAACCGGCTGAGCCTATAAAATATCCTCAGGGTAATGCAAAAATAATTAAGCAAAGAATAGAAGAGTCAGAGGAAGGAGAAGACAATGAAGACCAGACCACTGATTGGTGAGTGTTTTTCCCGACCGGCCATCAAGGTCACAGGAAAAATTGAGAGTGGAGTAATGAAAACAACCCGGAAAAACTACCGAGACATGCATGGCTATTGTTGCGCGCACATCGACGACCGGCACAAGTGCGTAAATTTCAAGCTGGTTGAGCTTACATATAATTGCTGCAAATACATGCTGGTGTCTGGGGAATGCGATTTCACGCCGGGCTGGAAGTTTGGTAATAGGCACGCAGGCTCTCATGCCAATCCCACTGGCAATACAGCCAGTACGAAGATAAATGAGCAACGAACAATGATAGATAAACGTGACATAGGTGGAGGAACAGGAATGAATAAACCGGAAAAGCCAGCGCAGCCTGAGCGCAACGGCTTGTTAACTGTTTTATGGTGTCCTATATGCAAAGCAAATGTCCCGGTTGATGAGAAAAAATGTCCGCAGGATTGCCCCGTATGCGGCACGGAAATACAAGCAGAATGGCAATGAAGAAACAAAGTGAAATAAACTACTCCCGTCGGGGAAAGTGTATGGCGCAAACAGTGACACAAGAGACGGAGTGCCGGAACCACGCACCGGCTGTTGCCGGGAGATACACACAGGTTTGTGGGCGTAGAACTGAGGATGGGAAGTGCTTATTAATTAGGAGGAAACAAAATGAACAAACTTAATTACGCAAGTTATCCGGCCAGTAATAAACTGGTTGATGCTGGAATTATATTGGAAACCTATGTTTATTGGGCGAGAGACGAGAAGGGCTGGTATTTACGGATTCCAGACACATACTTCCGAGAGGTATTAGAAAGTATTCCTGCTCCATCAATGGCAGAAATATTGATAGAGTTGCCGACAATAACGTCCATACATAAAATAGACGGACACTACACGGGATATAAGGTAGAATACGTTCCTTCTCATCTAAGAAGTGACAATATACAGTTTGCAACGTATAACACTAATCCCATTGACGCTTTAATTGATTTACTAATTTGGAAAAGAAAGGAGGAAAGCAAAATGGGAGAAATCGCAAGTGAAGAAAAACAATAAATATTTTACAGCAGGCTCTCATGCCAATCCCACTGGCAATACAGCCAGTACGAAGATAAATGAGCAACGAACAATGATAGATAAACGTCACATATCTGCTTGAAGATGCTTAAATTAGGAACGAGGTATATGTGCAAAGTCAATGAAATCCGTGTCTTTCCGAGAAAAACAAACTGGACTCCCGATGACGAGTTCGTTTTTATAGGCGACCCGCCTTTATTCTGTCCAACGGATAAAACTATTCCAGTTAAAATTTCAGTTGCATTTACTTGGGATATTGAAGAAGGGGAAAGATTATATAGAGCATGGCGTGATTATTATTCTGATGTCCAACTTGGAGGACCCGCATTTAGCGATCCCGGGGGAGAGTTTACGCCCGGATTTTTTATAAAAAATGGTGTTACAATAACATCAAGAGGTTGTCCCTATAATTGCCCGTTTTGTTTAGTTCCTCCGCGAGAAGGAAAATTAAGAGAGTTGGAAATAAAAAATGGATGGATAGTGCAGGACAATAATTTGCTAGCTTGCTCCCAGGAACATCAGCTGAAAGTTTTCAAAATGCTGTCATCTCAAAAAAAGCCAGTTTCTTTTAGCGGCGGTTTAGACGCAAAACTTTTAACCAAATGGCATGTTGATCAATTTGATAAATTAAAAATAAACTCTCTATGGTTTGCGTGTGATTCGCTGCAACAAGAAAAATATCTATCTAATGTTGCAGGTCTTATCGCTCATTATTCGACATCTAAAAAGCGTTGTTATGTTCTTGTCGGATTTAACGGAGAAACAATTAGTACCGCAGAAAATAGATTAAACAGAATTTACGAAATGGGATTTTTACCATTTGCACAATTATATAAGAGTACGGGGAAAACGGAATGGTCTAAAGAATGGAAAGATCTACAAAGGAAATGGTGTCGCCCAGCAGCCTATAAAAGTGGGAGATCAAACATTAACTATCAAACAGGTGAAGGATTTTTAGAGATGAGGGAAAATGAAGGAAGATAAATATTTCACAGCCATTAAGGTTGACGGCAAGTGGCAACCGGCTGACACGCGCGGTTACAAGGACATCGACTATTGCCGGTTTAATGCGATTGAACTGTCCAAGCGTAACGGCGGGACTGAGGTGGGAATCGTGTGCGGAGGAGCAGTTTTAGAAGTTTATTATAAAGGAGAAATAATTAGTGGAGGAGATTCACATGAAAATCAAAGAATGTACTGCGGATTGTGACGAAAGAGTGGGCGCTGTGTGTATGAAATATGCTAAAATGATATTGCGCCATGACAACAGTAATCAATATGAAGTTGTAGGACTTGCGGAAACAGGAATAAAGTGTCCTGAATGCATTAAAGAAACGGAGACGGCAACCGACCAAGCGTAACGGCGGGACTGAGGTAGGAATCATGTGCAGGAATAAGGTTGAGGAAATTTATTTCACGGGTGAAAAATCATGAGTAACTATACGGGATGTAAATCGATGTCCTGTAAGCAGTGCAAAAATTACATAAAATTTCTTACTGTATCAACCATGCAAGGAATTTGCTGGAATAAGGGATGTTTTTATTAATGTCCGGAGCAAGATGTTTTCAAGACACAACAGCATTATTTCAAACGTGCACTTTGCCGTAAAAAGGAGAAAAATTGTGAAAACAGTAGACAGGGTTAAAAAAATATACAAGAAACTGAAAATACTTGAGGTTGAAATGAGCTCGCCAAAAAGCGAGTACTATTGCACTGCCGGAGCACGCAAAATAAAAGAAGCTGCTGAGTTGCTAAAGGAATTTTTGGAGGACAACGTGTGAGTTTCGACAACGACTACCCAAACCGGAAAGACTGGCGCAAACCATACCGGAAAGCAAAAGCGGTGGACAGGACGTGCCGCAACCACGGCTCTTGTTCCGCTTGCCAGAAAGCTAGGAAACTGAAAAAACGAAAACAGGAACTGAGGTGCGAAGAAATTGAGAGAGTCTCCTAAAGAAAATAGCAACTATTTAAAATCTTACCATCTTAAACAAACTCCAATTCCTGATGGTTTGGTGGTAATCGTCGACACAAGAGAGCAGGAAAGCCCTCTTCTAAAAAAACCACCAAAAGGTTTGGTTATTGTCCGCGATACATTAAAAAATGGTGACTATGGTATTCGTGGTTTCCCTAATTTCGCCATAGAACGCAAGTTTATGGGTGATATATTCCCGTATTGCTCGAGTGAACAGATAACTAAAACAAAGCCTAAAATGGAGAGATTTAAGGCTATGATTACTGCGGGTGGATGGGTAGGATTGTGTATACAGGAACGTGAGTCTGAAGTTTACCAACACCAGCAATTTACAAAAATCCATCCTGAATGTATCAGGGCAGCTATTGTTAGCTTTGAAATCCGTTACGGAATTCATGTCTATTTTCAAAAAGACAAGGATCAAATAGTACGCTGGATGGTGGATCATATGATAAAATATTACAACGTTATGAAGGAGGTTTAGTCTTGAAAGAAAAAATATCCCAGGAAATCTATCGTTTAAATGATTCGGGTGAACCTGAAAAACTCACTAAAAAAGAGAAAACCGTCCTGTTCCAGGACATCAAAAAGAACAATAACAAGACGACGTGGAATCAATTGGTCGACCTTGTTTCAAAAGTAAAATTTCCTCCTATGACTGGAGCAAAAGGCGCTACTCACCGTCTCCAGACTCAAATTTATCTTACGCAAAATGAGATAGCCCAGCAAATATTTGAGCGTTCAAAAGTATACAGAACACGTTCACATTTAGATCGTAGAATTTATACAATTGGACTCGAATGGTTGAAAATAGAACATCTGGAATCGGGTCAAAAATTAGAGGATATATTTACCCCGATAATGGCTCAAATCTATGAAGAAGACAAGATTGATGAATGGAAGAATCAAGTGCTTTTGCGATATAAAGACTATATGAATAAAGTAGTAGCCGGTATAATTTCCCAGGATGAAGCCGATGAAAAGGTCAAAAAATGGATAAATTGCTTCCCTTCGGATAAGCTTAAAAACGATATTAAGGACATGATTAACCGTTTAGACCAGGGTGGAGAACTGACAAAAGCTAAAGACCGTATACGTCACAAGTATACGGATAGATTGAAGTTAAAAGAATGGGAACTTCACAAAAACGAGGAAAGCCGGGAACCAGAAAGATGAGTGTAATGAGTGTCACTTCCTAAGAGTCTCAAAGTGGGGAAAATAGAGTTTTTGTTAAACGTAACTATATAATATCATTTAAATCAGCAAAAAAACATGAGTGTTGAGTCCAGATTCCTAAAATTTAGGAAGCCCCACTCATGAAAGGCCTGAAAAGAGATAAAACAGGGGCTGAAATCAGGGAACTGAAGGGTAAACTGAGGGTAAACTGAGGGTAAACAGGACTGGAAATTAAGAAAAAAAGCCTGAAAAAAGCCTGAAAAAAGCCTGAAAAAGGGGTAAAAAAGGGGTAAAAAAAGAGCCGAAAATCAGGGAGAGGTCGAAAAAAGGTCGAAAAACAGGGTAAAAAGAGCCGGGAAAAGGGGTAAAAAAAGGCAAAAAAGGCCTGAAAAAGGGGTAAAATGAGTCAAATTTTTGGTTCTGTTAAATGTAACTATATAATATCATTTAAATTAGCAAAAAAAAGATGAGTGTTGAGTTCCGTGAGTTTATCTTCCTAAAATTTAGGAAGCCCCACTCATACCCAAAAAGTGGTATTTTGAAGTGCTGAATATAATTAAGTAAAATGACCAAAGTGAATAAAATCAAGGTGTTATCTAAGTACTGAATATGATTAAGTTTTTGACGACTTCAAAAAACGCCCATCTTGAAAAAATAAATGCTCTATGTGTTGGGAAAAACTGGGGTTTTTCCGTATATAGAGAAAGTGAGTGGCTGAGTATGACTTCCCAAATTTTGGGAAGCGAAACTATCGCGCGTATGCGTGCGCCCCTTTTTTCTCTTTATATAAGTATTAAGTATTAAGTATTAAGTATTATAAAAAGGAGGGAAGCTATGAAAGAAAAAATTATTGATTACATTTTTATCGATGGCAGGAGTGCCAACCCGGAAAAAGTTTTAGAGTACGCGCGAAGGTGGCAGGCTCATCTGGAAAAAGTCAGAGAGTATACAAAACGGTGGCGAAAGAATAACCCGGAAAAAGTAAAAGAATCTGCAAAACAATGGCAGAAGGCTCATCCGGAAAAAGTCAGAGAAAATACAAAACGGTGGCAGCAAGCCAACCCGGAAAAAGTCAGAGAGTGTGCAAAACGATGGCAGAAGGCTCATCCGGAAAAAGTCAGAGAAAATACAAAACGGTGGCAGCAAGCCAACCCGGAAAAAGTAAAAGAGTACTCACGAAGGTGGCAAAAGAAACATCCGGAAAAAGTCAGAGAATATTTTTACGGGTTTTACAAGAAACGTCCGGAAAAAGCAGAAGCGGCTTGGCGCAAATGGCAGAAAAATAATCTGGGTGAAATTGTATGAAAGAAAAAATTATTCACTACGTTTTTGTTAACGGGAAAGTTGACTGGAGGAAAACTGCCGCGAAAAAGCGGCGGGCGGCTGAATTGGAAGCCCTCTCAGAATACTCGCGCCAATGGCGGGCGGCTCATCCGTCAGTCTTTAAAGAATCCTCGTGGGAATGGCGGACAACTCATCCGGAAGCCGTTAAAGAATCCTTGCGCGAATGGCGGGCGGCTAAATCGAAAGCCCTCTCAGAATACTTGTGGGAACGGCGGGCGGCTCATCCGTCAGAGAAAGAAAAATACACCACAAAGGAAACAGAAAAGGAAAAAGAACATGAATTTTGCAGCGCAAATCGAAGCAGCCAAAAATGAGTTGAGTCATTACAGAAGCTCCCCGTTCCGGCAGTACCAGAAAGAAGCAATCGAATATGTTTTGGAAAGTGACAAGAAGTTTATATTTCTGGAGGCTCCCTGCGGATCCGGAAAATCCCTCGTCGGCCTTATTTCCGCTATATGTAAAAACGGCGCTAACTATTCCGTCCATTCCAAAACTCTCCAACATCAGATAACCAAAGACTTTCCCGAGGCCAAAAGTTTATTCGGTCGCGCCAACTACTCCTGCGCCCATAACCCGGCCCTGACCTGCGCGGAATGTTTCCATACCTCATCCCTGCCTTGTGAGTATAAAAAAAACAAATGTTCTTATGAAATCCAGAAATCCAGGGTGCTTACTTCCCGCCTGCGAATCCTGAACTATGATTATCTGCTTTCCGAATGTAACTACGTTGGAAAATTTTCCGTTCTCGAAAATCCAGCCAAAAATTTCAATGTGCTCGATGAAGCCGACTCCATTGAAAACACTCTGGTAAATTTTGTTACCCTGACTTTTACTTCCTATGGACTAGGCAGACTTGGACTAAAAAACGAAATAGAGGACCTCAAACACACCTCCAAAGACAAAGAAAAACTATTATCCTCCTGGAAACGGTTTGCTGAATTAGCCATGGAACGCGCCAGTGAAATCAAAAAAAGTCTGGATATCCGTGTCGCCCACTTTTACGCTCCCCTTACCCATGACAATATCAGGACTCTAAAAGACCGTACCGGTATTGTCCGCATGATGGAAAAAATAAAATTGTTCATCAAAAATGTGGACGAAACCTGGCTCTATGATGATTCCCAGGAAGGACGGTATGTTTTTCGTCCCCTGTGGCTCAATGAGGAAATAGCCAATCAGTTCATGTGGCGGCATAGCAACAAATGGCTTTTGATGTCTGCCAGCTTTCTTCCCATCAACATTGAGTGCAAACGTCTGGGCATTCCCTTAGACGAAATTGATTATAAAGTCCTGCCCTCAACCTTCCCTGTTAGCAGGAGACCAATCCACATTGAAGAAGCAGCAAACCTTACCAGCAAAACCATGTATGCGGAAACTCCAAAGTTAATCGCCCGTATTGATGAAATTATAAAAAGTCATCCAACTGAAAGAGGCCTCATCCATGCAGTTAGTTTCAAACTAGCTGATGAAATCTACCGTGGTATCGATTCAGACAGGTTAATTATCCACGATTCAGCCAATCGCCAGGATAAACTTGATTTCTTCATGGCATCCAAAGACCCGCTGGTATTAATTTCCCCTTCGATGGCGCGTGGAGTTAGCATGGAAATGGATTTGTGCAGATTTATTATAATTGCTAAAGCGCCGTTTCTTAGCCTTGCTGAAAAAATAACTGCCGCCAGAGTTTATGGTTCTAAGCTGGGTTCCGAGTGGTATGCGGCAACCATGCTGACAACGGTATTGCAAGCGACTGGACGCGGAATGAGAAGTAAAGATGACTTCTGTGAGACATGGATATTAGATGCACAATTCAACCGGGTATATCTGCAAAAACCCAGTTACCTGCCATTTTGGTGGAAGGACGCGGTTTGCTGGTGATGGACTTCCCTGCTGGCAGAAGGATTGGAGGCCAAACGCTTCCCTGCTGACAGAATAGCTGGAGGTTGTTTAGATTGGTACACCATGCCCTACAAAATTCAACTGAGAGCATCCTACAACAAAATTTGGCTATTCCTGAATCGTATGTGATCCCGATTTCACCCTGAGCCATTTCAACTTTGTCCTCTTTTTAATTTCCGCCCGTGTAAAAAGGATCTGGGTGACCTCCGGGAATCGAAAAATTTGCCCTCTACTACCCTCTAAGAGCCATTTGCCGGTGTATAATCCTGAAGGGCTGGTAGACGGTAAGGACTCCCCCGGGAAAACGTGGCAAACAGCGAAAAGAAGGGGGTTGGCTTGTGAGAACTGTTGATTGTGTCCCGCACCTGTTCAGATTCTGCAAAAGAAGGAGGTTATGGGTGCGAAAGAATCTGTAGGACAAGTTTAAATGGAAGGTCAACCCAATGGCAAGGGTAAAGCGTTGCGAAGCGTCCCGGAAAATAAAACGCGGTTATGGAACAAATGGAAAAGATGAGAGCGGCACGGCGTTAAAAATGCCTTCTTTTGCTCTGGAGTCTTTTAAACAAAGTAAAAATGGGCTTAAAAAGGCGGATAAGGTGCCGGAATACCCCTTCCCGCCTTTTTTTCCGTTTTTTCTTTAAAAAAGGGGAAAGATTCCTCTCTCCCCTTTGCTTTGTTAAAATGTCTATTTACCTCCTTTTTAAATTAGGAGTTAAATCTTTTTCCCCGTTTAAATTTTCAAACTCTGCCATTCTCTTTCTAATTTCTCCGATTGCGTCTTCGGGGTTTTCCCAATAAGTTCGGGTTATAAAGTTTATAATCACTTGCTCTTTTTTTGTTCTTTCAAACATCTCTATTATTTCATTTTGTTTTTTATTCATTTCCTCCAAGTCGAATTTATCTGATGAACCTTTGTAGTCGGTATATGCGTAACGATATTCCCACAAAAGGTCTAATAAATCTCTTTTGTCCCATTCCTTTTTACAGGATGGGCATAAAAAGAGTTGTGGTTTTTCGTGATAAAGTACGTCAACAAAAGAATTACCGCATTTATCGCAATCACAGGTACATTCCGGCATAAATTTGGGAATTTCAAACCAATGCGTATCCTGCAAAGAAACGGGAGTCCCTTTTGATTCCCATCGGTTATGTATGGTATTCCAATAAACTAAACTTTTAACGCCGCCCTGATTCCCATTTCTGACCAAAAACTCAGTTCCGTCTTTTGGTAATTGCAATAAATCTATTTTTTTCCAGTTCATGTTATTATCTCCTTCTCTATTATCTCCTTCTCTATTATTTCTTTGCTAATCATTAATTTTGCCACATTTCTGGATTTTGCCACATTTCTGGATTTTGCCACATTTCTGGATTTTGCCACTCCTTTTTCCCGACTCTATTTTGTCATCCTTATACAATTCCCAGCAGACAAAAACCAGTACAATCAGCACGATAAACGCTGTTATTAAAGTCATACTTTAACCCTCCTGTCGCAAATATTTATCATTTAACCCCGTGGATAGTCTGTTCCCCGTAGACGATCTGCCTCCCGCCGATGTTCTGATCCCCGTTAACATACTGGTTTCTGCCAACGATCTGGTTTATGTCAACAATCTGGTACCCGTGAACGTGTTGGGTTCCGCCAATGTCCTGGTTTCTGCGGACGTGTTGGCTCTTGTCAACGATCTGGTTCTTGCCAACGATCTGGCTCCTGTCAACAATCTGTTCCCCATTGATGTGCTGGTTCCTGCCAACAATCTGTTCCCCATTGATGTGCTGGATCCCGCAAATGTCCTGGTTCCCGTCGACGATCTGGCTCCTGTCAATGTGCTGGTACTCGTTAACGATCTGGTCCCCGTCAACGATCTGGCACCCGTCGACGATTTGGTGTCCGTCGACCTGATCGTTTCCGTGGACAGTATACGAGCCGCTGACTAAGATCGAGCCTCGAGCCTCTACCTCTTCAACATCAAGATTGCCAGAAATTTCAATATCGTGAAGGAAAATAATTTTCCCTGGGAAAATCAAATCCCCCTCAATTTTAGTTTCCGCGATTGTTTTTGTGTTCATCATTTCTTCTCTTCCTTTTTTCACTCCCCTATTTTGATTTTTAAATCGCGCGCTGCTTTACGCTCGCACTCCCATAGTGCCGACTCCCTGTTAATTACCAGCATAGTTTCAATGTGGTTTTTGACAAAGGTTTTAGCTTCACCCTCTGTCCAGTTTTTAATATTTCCCCGTGTGAATTTTGGCTCATCATCGTACTGGTCATAAAAAGTCTCCCGGAAGATGAGCGCGTGCTCTTTCGCCGATAATTTTCTTTCTTTCATCATTCCCTCCCTAAAAATAAATAATAGCCGCGATGAGCAACCCGATGGCAACTGCAATCATGGTTGCGCCAAAAATAATGCACGCGAGGTTGGCAACGCTGTCATTTTCCACTTCTGTGGTTATTCTAGTATCAATTTTCATGTTTTTCCTCCTTCGTTTTGTTTTTCCGTGGCCTATTCCAATACACCGAGTGGCAATCCGGGTTTGGGCATGCCAGCGGCTCCTCCGGCGACCGTGGCCACCAGGTATGCCCGCAACGGAGACATACTCTCTTCTCAATCATTTTTGTCCAGTTTTCTAAATCTGCGTTTTCACTCACTTTTCCACTCCTTCTATTTTTTTGGCCACTAGCACCAAATAATTTTGTCCTTCTTCATCAAGTCTAATCCGGGCAAATGTTGCGTTATCCGGGATGTCTAAATCCCGGAATCCATTTGCTTGCAGCACCGTTCTCATCGCAACTCCGGGTTGGCTGGATGTCATCAATATCCGGCCATCCAATTCTACCATCGGGATAGTTGTGTAAGGATGTATTTTTTTGTCATTGCAATAAAAATTACCGCTGATTATGTGTCTCATTGTCTCTCCTCTTCTGCTTTTTTGCTAGCCGGTCTCTGGGGGCGAGCGCAATTCCGCGCTCAGAAAGCAGACAAGCCCTCAGCGTGTTGTTTTTCTCTTTTAGCTCCTCGATTATTTTTTCCAGGAAAGCAATAGTTTTGTTCAGTTCCCGTATTTTTTTCGTCCATCCATTTTTCAGCATTTTCCCTCCTTTCGCTGGGCCAGCCGGTCGCCGAGCGTGAGTGGAATTCCGCGCTCAGAAAGCAGACAAGCCCTCAGCTTGTTGTTTCTCTCTTTCAGCGCCGCGATTATTCTTTCCTGTGTGGCAATCCTGTCTTGCAGTCGACGTATTTTTTCCGTCCATTCATTTTTCAGCATTTTTTTCTTCTCCGTTAGTTATTTTGTTCTTTTTGTAGGGGTTCCCGGGGACTTATCCCCCGAGGATTTTCCTTCTCTTTAGCCGGCCAACACATGGCCGACTAAAGAAATTGTTAATCTTCAAGTTTGTTGTCTATGACCTCAATACCCAGGGCGTCCGCCCTGTCGTCCGCCCGCGCGATGGTGACTTCCATCGTTGAGCTAGATTCGCCCCAAATTCCCTGCTGCTCCGTGCTAGCCAGGAAAATGCCTCCAAAATAAAGACGATGCACCGAATTCCGCGTCCCGTAAAGCGTGGACTGTACCTCGTACCGTCTCCCTTTGCTCCCTTGTACTGTAGTCATTTTATTTCTCCTTTGCCCCGGCGCTCTGATTGGCCGCCCGCAGGCTCTGATAAATTTATAGTACTCTAGCTCCCCATCGCAAGATTTTGATATTATATTTATTTTTAATACTATCTTCATACGCTGCCCTGATAATATTTATGTACTGCTCAATATTATTATCGCTTGGCAGGGCTGTTGTTCCTAAAAGCAATATTTTCCGGCCAGAGATCATACACTGGTTGCAGTTCCAGTTTTCCAGGATTAATCCTTTCTTAGATATTTTAGCGGAAATACTATTCGTATCCCACTTCCATATTTTCTCCTTGCTTTTCAAATTCTTTGATTCCTCTTTCATTTTCGATCCCCTTTTTAATTTATTCCCAGAAATTACCCGTGATGGCGTGACTGCCGTTCGGGTTTAAATATCCGCGCTGGCCGTCACTGGCGCGGAAAAATGATATTGTAACGCCCTTGCTACCGTTCCGGACTTCTACCCGCGCCAGCTTGATTGCTTCTTTTCTCGTGCAATGTGGTGTGTATCCCGACTTGCCATACTTATTAAAATCGTATTTTACTGTGTATTTCATTTTTCTTTTCCTCCGCCCCGGCGCGCTCACTGGCCACCCGCAGGCTGATTGATTATCTTTCTTCCGCCTCGTCGATAAGCACAATCTCCTCATCGGCTTCTGCATCGTCTTGATACATTTGGATGGCGCGGCTTGCGTTGTCGTATAACACCTTACCAATGTATCTTTTTTCCCCAGTGATATAATTTTCCGCGTATACCTTTGCTTTCATTTTCCCTCTCCTCCGCCCCGGCGCTCGTGTTGCCGCCCGCAGGCTGGTTTTCAATGTGGTATCTCTATTTTTTCACGTTCTGCACGCTCAGCGGCTTGAGCGCCATAACATTTTACTTCCGCCGCAAGGCAGATTCTTTTATATTCCGCCCATGCCGACATGCGTCTTTCTTCGCATGCATCCCACGCAGGGTCGCGAATCTTATGATATTCTGCCCATGCGGCGGCGCGGGCTTTTTCATATTCCGCTTTTGCAAAAGCGCAGACTTTTAGATATTCTGCTTTTGCGATTGAGTGAGCTCTATTCTTCGACATTTTCTTTTCCTCCGCCCCGGCGCGCTCACTGGCCACCCGCAGGCTGGTTTAATTTTATTACTTAAATGAAGATTAAATTCTTGCTCACATTCCGAGCAGATAAACTCTTCGCAAGATCTCCAATCCTGTAAAGAACCATCGTTTGTGAAGAAAATTTCTTCACAAATATTACACTTATTTATTTTCATCTTTTTCTCCTTGCCCCGGCGCGCTCACTGGCCACCCGCAGGCTGATTTTACTTTTCATACCCCAAATCTACCGCATCAGAATGAGAGATCCGCCGTGTTCCTGTTTCGTCCTTGATGAGCAGTTTTTCAAATCCGTCCCACAGGGACACTAAAGTCCCATCAGCGTGCAGATATGCAGGCTCTTCGATTCCGCGTTCTGGATCCTTAATATACAGATTTTTCATTTTCTTTCCTCCGTCGCAGGTTTCTACCTCAGACACTTGTGCCTCGGCGAGGGGAGTGCCCTCGTCAAACACCCGCTCAGAAGCGGAGCGGACTTCTGCCACCAAGGAACCCCGCCGGGATTCTTCAGCGGCTTCGTGTGCCGCCCGTTCCGCTGCACACTTCGGGCACGGATTTTTCTCTCCCGGCCAGAAAACAAACCCGTGGAGGCATGAGCATGCCCCTCCGGTCGTTGTTTTGCTCCAGCGGCGCTCGCGCTCATCGCGGAGCCTCATCTCTCTTGCGAGCGCGTCTCCTTGTGACCACCCTGTAAAATTACTCATTTTGTGCCTCCTCCAATAAGTTAAAATTTAAACAAAAAAAGTCGCCCAACCCTCATTTCTGAGGGATTTGCGACTAAATCATCTCCGCCCCATCGCCGTAGATGGGGTTGCCGTAGGAATCATATTCTACGGCCTCTTTTTTGACAGGAGCCGGGGTTTTAGCCGGTTTCTCGTCAAAAACTCCAAGGATACGGACGCGCGGTCCATATCCCTCGTAATCAATGACATCAGCCCATACTGAGCCGTCCTCATCGACCTCTGGGAATTCCAGGTGGCGGAACTCCTCAACATCCCGGCCACCGTCCCAGATTGCCCGGGTTCCGGGCCGGAGCTTGCCTTCAGCCGTGAGGCCAAGGGCGAGGAAAATACTAGCCTTGTCCAGAGGGTCAGGACAAGGCTCCGCATAGCAATCCCAGCGTGTTTTTGCCGGTAGTGCGGAGATGTAATTCTCCGCGTTTTCGAGGGATGAAAATCCCTCTGCGAAAATTTCCCCGTCCCAGCGGGACATGACTCTAAAATTCATTTTGTTCCTCCTTTTTTATTTAATTACTATTATATAATGCATATGCTATGCCAATGAGTTATACCCATATATATTATTTTAATTGTGTAATAAAATCAGCAACTTAACCGCTAAAATAAATTATGGCACGGAATATAAGGCGTGCCGGAAACATGTCAGGCGGGTAAAATAACCACACCTCTAACCTGTTAATAACTTAAAAACTATTTATAAATCAGCAACTTAGCCAATAATATGCGCTTGTGAAAATAACCGCAAAACGGGGCAAAATAACCATCGATAGCGGTTGTCAACAAGGCTATCCACAGGTACTAGCAATAACACTATAAAATCAATAACTTAGCATAAATGCAAAATTACAGGTCTGTTGATAACTCCGATAATCAGGTTGCATGTAATATATCTGTTATGCGCGTAGGTTTCCGCCCTCCCCGTGATCGCGCAACCTGAGCCAACCTCGCAAGCTGATTTTTTGCAACGCGATTTGCTATCATTATTATAATGTGTCGATTTTTTGCTGCTGTGTCAAAAATACCACACTTACTGTGTCAAAACTTACAAGGTGTCAACTCACTGTGTCAAATACACCATACCTACTGTGTCAAATATACCACTGATAGCAGTCATCTTGCAACTGTGTCAAAAATACCACACCTACTGTGTCAAATACACCACTGGGGAATTATACCCCACTACTGGGGCATTTTACCCCACTAATAATTTTGCTACTGGGGCATTTTACCCCACTACTGGGGAATTATACCCCACTAATTGTAATTATTAGTGATATTATATCAGTACAATTGTACGTAATAATTATGAGGCAATGATAAGATGTGAGTGCTACATTTCCATGATTGAGTCGCATTTTTGCGACTGGAGTCGCATTTTTGCGACAAGTTATCAACAATGTGCTATTTTGCCCTTTCCCTCCACTTTACCCCTTATTTTGCCTTCTTCCCTCCACTTTACCAATGTTGATATATACAGTTTCCTGTCATAATCCTCACTATAATCCAATTATTTGTTACATATTAAGTACTTACACAATACAACGTCCTATAATTAATCTTATGTCTCCTTATTATAATATCAGCTACTTACGCGGCTGTTTTTAGGTGGAGTATAATTTATTGAGTTATCAACAGGTTCCCCTCCACTTTGCCCTCCACCTGGGGGAAAAAGAATTACTTTATGGTTAAGGCGGCAACACCTGAAAGAGTGAGAATGAGGGGGTACTAAGTATCATATGGGAATCATATCCATGACCGGCAAGTTTAAAAACATACAAAATATACCCAATATATCAATTACTAGTGTCTGGATAGTAATTAAGGTACTCCAGCCCTTGTTTCCTGGAATCCCAAAATTGATTACTATACACAAAAACAGTTGCCGGAAAATTTCAGGAAAAAATCAGCAAAGTGGTTTCCGGTAAAATTGAAAATTGAAAAGTTAAAAGTTGACAGATAATTCCCTTCGGTGTATGAAGAAAGCAGCAGTGGCAACTTTTCGAGGGAAAGGCGCAAAAACTCATGGCTGATACTTCTTCTGTCGGAGGCAAAACCAAGGACCGGGAAATAACCGACAATTTCAATCCTTTTAAACGCGGCAACCTGTCTGAGCGTGAATTCAATAAAGTGAAAAAATCAGTAGACAACCGGCTTCCTGATATTCCTGATGGAGAAGATGTTGCCGGACTTCTTGACGATGATTCTTTCCAGATGCTGAAGGACATGAGGGCGGCTTACAAATCAGTTAATGGCCGGAAACGCCTTAAAGAAATGATTTCCAGCGATAAAGACTTTTCCTTCATGGTGAAAGAGTTGTTAAGAGTGGAATCGGCTTTGCTGGCCGCCAAGATGAAAAGGGACGGGGAAGGCGGAATTGGAAATTCTGCGGCTGTGTTTGTTATCATTAAAGGGTTGGAAGATGAGAAACGGGTGGAGAAGGCAATTAAACTTGCCGACGATGGAGTGGATTTAGAGCAGGTGATGAATGCGCTTAATCCTAATGCTGAAAAGAGGGTGGAGGCAGAGGAAAAAGTGGAGGGACCAGAGACATGGTGACAAAGGTAGATGGCAGTATTATAGAATTCAAATACAAAGACATTGATTTTAAATTTACCAATACCCCGACCGCTCCTGCGTTAATCCATGAAATTTTCAGTGATAATTATAAAATATTAGAAAGAGGATTGCAGTTTCAGCCGGATGACATTATCCTGGATATTGGAGCCAATGAGGGAATGTTTTCTATTATGATGGCTAAATTGTTTCCATCCACCAGAATTATTGCTCTTGAGCCGGTTCCGAAAACATTCTTTACCATGATCAGGAATATAGGGTTGAATGGAGTTACCAACATTCACCCGTACAACCTAGGAGTGGGCGGGAAAAGTAATAAGTCTGAAATTATCTATTGCGATAAAACTTATTCCGGTGGTTCGTCTATGGTGGTCACTCCCGATTTTAAGTCCATGGATATAGTCAATGTTGAAGTCGTGGCGTTTGATGACATATTTGATTCCTGTAAATTCCTTAAATTCCCTTCTATTAATCGTGTTAAACTTCTCAAAATGGACATTGAAGGCGCTGAGTACGAAACTCTTTATAATTCCACCTGTCTTACTCAAGTTGACAACATGGTTGCCGAGTTCCATATCAATGATAGACTTACTGGGATGGGTTATGATATAAATGAACTGGCTGCGTGGGTGGGAAGCCGGTGTAATTTGGTTTATTACGAAAAAATGAAGATGGCGGAGTGAGGTAATTAGTCATGACTGAAAATCAAAAAGCATATCAGATTCTTTTTGATTACGAGGATATTCCGACATTAAAACGTTTTGCTCTGGATAATTCACGGATGAGACTTTGTTTAGGTCCATTTGGATGCCTGTCTTCCGATACGGAATTTCTAACTCCTGCCGGTTGGAAGAAAATATGTGATTATACAGAGACGGATATATTAGCTGAGTTTGATTTATCTACATCAAGAATATTTTTTCATAAACCATCTGATTATATAAAATTACCTTGCGATTCTTTCCTTCATTTAAAAAATAGATACGGCATTGACCAGTTATTAAGTGATGAACATATTGTTCTTTTTAATACAGCTTTTAAACCAGAGGAGTGGAGAACAATCCCGGCTGGAGAACTTGCCGGGAAACATAATTCGCTTAATGATGGATGGTCGGGAAGAATACCAACAATATTTAAAGCTCCGGAAACTAATGGTATTGACTTAACCGGTAATGAAATTCGTTTAATGGTTGCAGTATCAGCCGATGGTCATTTCTCCAAAAAAAGTAATACAAATAGATGTCATATATGCGTTAGGAAAGAACGTAAAAAAATAAGATTAAGAATGTTATTAACGGAATGTGGAATTGATTGGAATGAACGAAATTATGAGGCGCGTCCGACTGAAACAACTTTTGATTTTGACGCTCCGGAAAGAAATAAATTACTGTGGAAGTATTTTAATGCTGATGAATCTCAATTAGCAATTATAGCTGACGAGTTTGTACATTGGGATGGATGTCTTGATTGTTATGGCGGAAGAATATATGCTTCGACAATAAAAGAGAATGCGGATTTTATTCAGTATGTTTTGACTACCACTGGAGTGCGCGCTACCATTGCGAAAATAAATTACAATAATGATAAATGGAAAACCGGGTATAGAGTTTATGCAAATACAGGAACAAATTTTTTATCGATGAGAAACGCTCCAAAAATAGAAAGAGTTCCTTCTCCTGATGGTTTTAAATATTGTTTTAAAACATCAACTGGTTTTTTTGTTGCCAGAAGAAATGGTAAAATATTTATAACTGGAAATTCGGCGAAAAGCAGCGCATGCGTAATGGAGGTTATCCGCCGTGCGCTGGCGCAAACACCTTCTCCTGATGGAATACGCAGGAGCAGATGGGCTGTGGTGAGGAACACCTATTCGATGCTGAAAGATACAACTATAAAAACTTTTCATGATTGGTTTCCTCCTAAATTATTTGGAGAATACAGGGTTACCGACCATACATATATTATAACAAAATTTCCAGGAGTCCATCTGGAAATTATGTTTCGCGCTCTTGACCGACCGGATCAAGTTTCAAATTTATTGTCCCTCGAAGTAACTGGCGCTTGGTTTAATGAAGCACGCGAGATACCTATTGCTATCATTGATGCTATGGATGGAAGAATTGGGAGGTATCCTAGTGGGAGAGATGGCGGGGCAAGTTGGTATGGTATTATTATGGACTCGAATCCTCCATCAGATGACTCAGTATTGTATAAACGTTTTGAAGTCATCCGACCGGAGGGCTGGAAAATATTTAAACAACCATCAGGGTTATCAGTCCATGCGGAAAATACAAAACACCTCCCGAAAAACTATTATATCAATCTTGCCAAAGGCAAAGATGAAATGTATAAACGTATCTATATTGACGGGCAGTATGGGTACCTTGTCAGCGGGAAACCGGTATTCCAGTCATTTAGAGACAATATCCATGTCGCGCCCCATCAACTTGAGCCGCAAAAGGGATTAGATGTTTTGGTAGGGATGGATTTTGCCCTTCAGCCAGCTTGTATTATTGGTCAAATTACAACCCTTGGTCAACTTCAAATATTAGACGAGGTGGTGTCTGAGGGTATGGGATTGCGTCAATTCTGTGATAATAAACTTCTTCCACTTCTTCGTCTTAAATACTTTGGTATGAACGTTATGGGATTTGGAGACCCCTCCGGGGTTGCCCGTGCGCCGACAGATGAGTCCACCTGTTTTGAAGTTCTTCAGGGGCCGGAAGTGGGTCTGCGCAATATTGTTCCGGCTCCAACCAATGCTATTCTTCCCCGGGTGGCTGCTGTGGAAAATTTCCTGAATAAAATGTATGCGGGAGAACCTTCTTTTATCCTTTCTCCCAACTGCCATTATCTCCGTAAAGCCATGAACGGCGGGTATCATTATGAAAAGGATCCGAGAAGTATGGGCGAGGAATACAAAATCATGCCAGTGAAGAACTTCTCGAGTCATTGTTGTTTTAGTGGAAAAACCATGATTCTTACACCAACCGGTGAAAAAAGAATTGATGAAATCAGAGCGGGGGATTTTGTTGTTACACCCTTTGGAAACCGGAAAGTAATTGCAGCAGGATTGACACACAAAAAAACTAAAGTTATTGAGATAACTTTTTCAGATGAAAGGAAAATTGAATGCACTGAAGATCATGAATTTATAAAATCAAACAAAAGTATTGCAAAGAGTAATGCTTTGCGATATAGTGATGTCCTGCAAGATTATAATTCATGGAGGACATTACAATGGAGCATCCAGAGTTTATTGAGTTTGAAGAAAAGAAATACCGGCTTTCGTCAGGTAATTACTACAGGGTCGAAAATTGGAGAAAGGCAACATGCAATCTTCACAGAGCTGTTTGGGAAAGTCATAATAAATGTAAAGTTCCTGAAGGATATGATATCCACCATATTGATGGAAATGTATTTAATAATGATATTTCCAATCTTGAGGCCATCCATGGTTCCGAACATTCCAGATTCCACCTGTTTGAAAGAATTAAAAACGGAACCTGGGATTTTAAAAAAAGTCTCGAATTGGCGCGGGAAGCAGCGAAATCCTGGCATGGGTCTCCTGAAGGAATCAAGTGGCATAGTAAACATGGAAAAGAAACATGGGTTGACAGAAAAATTTATATCACATGTTGTCTGTATTGCGGGAAAAATATTGAAGCTTCATTCCCGTCAAGAAAGAAATTCTGTAATGCAAACTGCCAAAATAGATATAGATACTACAGTGGAAAAGACAACGTTCAAAGAACGTGTGTTATTTGTGGTAAAAACTTTACAGCGAATAAATATTCTAAAATCAAAACCTGTGCCAAGGATTGTGCAAATATCTCAACTTCCAGAACTAAAAGATGTATATAATATTACCGTAGACATTGATCATGTTTTTTACGCGAATGGTATCTTGTCTTGTAATTGCGATGCTCTTGAATATCTTTGCATGTTTATTGCCGAGCGTGATATTCATGATAAACGCTGGAAAGATTTAAGTTCAAAAGTAAATTTAACAAACTATAAACCAGTGAATTCAATCGGGGGATACTAAAATCAGCGCGAGGGAAATAAAACTCAGGGGAAAATTATGGATGAAATAAAATCAGAGTTTCAGGAATCAAAACGTAATTCAGAAGTAATGGTGTCATTCGGCGCGCGCCTTTATAACCAGTTCACCGCCAATGAAGGGTTCCGGTACGCCAAGGAGCAACAGTGGCTGGAAGACCTTCGCGCATACAAAGGATTGTATGACCCGGATGTAAAAATATCAGCGGATGCTTCTAAGGTCTATCCGAAGTTGACCCGTTCCAAGGTCAATATCGTTCTTTCCCGGCTCCATGAAATGCTGTTCCCGGAGAATGACAAGAATTTTGAAATCAAGCCGACTCCGGAACCCAAAATATTTCCGGAAATAGTAGAGGAAATAATTCAAGGTTTACTTCAACAGAAAATGATGGAAATACAAATAGCGATGCAACAGAATCAGCCCGGTTCTATGCCCGGTTCTATGCCTGGTTCTATGCTTGGCCAACAACCGGAAATCCAGCCTCTGTCTATCGAGGATGTCCGGATGGCCATAAAAGCTTTTTCCGATGCCACCTGCGAATCTATGTCCAAAGTAATCGATGACCAACTTCTTGAAATGGATTACCCTGAAGAAACTAAAAAAGTATTAAAATCAGGATTATTGTATGGAACCGGTATTATGAAAGGTCCTATGATTAATAAACATACCCGGCATAAATGGGAACCAAATCCTGACGGTGATTATCAGGAAGCCAGAGAAACAGAGGATGTTCCTTATTTTGAAGCCATTCGTATCTGGGACTGGTATCCTGATATGACGGTTACTGAAATGTCCATGATAGAGGGAAGTTTTGAACGTCATATCATGTCCAAACATGATATTCGTGAACTCATTGACCGTGAAGATTATTACGGTGACATTATAACAAAATTCCTTACCGAACATCCAAATGGCAACTACACTGCAAAGAATTGGGAAATTCAACTTCAAACCATAGAAATGGAAGCCGGAGCCAAAAGTACTGCTACAACAACCGCTTATACTGCAACCGGCGAAACCAGCAGGGCGACCAACCGTCAAATTGGCAAAAAATATGAAGTTCTTGAATTTTGGGGATATATTGACGGTTCTGATCTTGAGGCATGTGGAGTCAATATATCAGACCCGACTCTGGAATATGCGGCAAATGTCTGGATAATAGGGAAAACAATTATCAAGGCTACTCTTTTTGAAGGCGCTCTCAATCGCTATAAACTGTTCTATTACGAAAAGGATGAAACAAGTTTGTACGGTGAAGGTCTTGCTCGTGTCATGCGTCATAGCCAGATTGCCGTTGCGTCTGCGGCCCGTATGGTTCTTGATAATGCCGCTGTAATCAGTGGACCTCAAGTAGAAATTAATTGGTCACTACTCACTCCCGGACAAGATATGTCATCCTTCCATTCTCGTAAAATATGGTATCGTGAAGGCCGTGGAATTGAAGCCCAATACCCGGCTATCCGCAATCTGAGTTTTGAATCCCACATTGATGAACTTATTGGAGTTTCCAAATTCTTCATGGAATTTGCCGATATCGAAACCACACTCCCTACCTGGCTGGCCGGTCAAATGGTCAATAATGAAACTGCGCAGGCTGCTTCCGGCAGAATGGCAACCATAACCATAAGTATTAAAGACATTGTAAAGAACTTCGACATGTTTACAGAACATATTATCCAGGATCTCTACGCCTGGAACATGGAATTTAATCCCAGACCTGATATAAAAGGTGATTATAGTGTAAAAGCCCGTGGGGTGTCTTCCCTTATTATGAAAGAAATCCGTATGCAGGCCATAAATCAGTTCATGTCTACCCTTACCCCTGAAGATTTGGTCTACATTCCCCGCCGTGAACTTCTGAACGAACGTCTGAAAGTCCATGATATCAATATCAATCTTAAAACAGAGGAAGAGGCCGATAAGATCCGCGAACAACAGTCCAATTCTGAGATGGCCGTATTGGAAAAAGAAATGTTGAAGTCTGAAATAGCCAAAAACAAGGCTCAGGCCATGAGTAATTTAACTAAGGCAAAACAAAAAAATGTAGAGGCCAACAAAGAGGCGGAAACTCCACCCGAAATTTCTGAAAATGAGTCACCGGAAATGAAAGCGGCCAGATTAGAACAGGAACAGGCCAAAACTGATGATCAGAGAACTAAAACCGTCTTGATGGTTGACAAACACCAAGCAGAAAAGGCAAAATCGGATCATGAAATGGGTCTGTCTACCGCCCAAACAGCCATTGAGGAACGCCGGAAGGAAGAAAAACACCAGACTGAGTTGGAGATTAAGAAAGAGACAGCAAGACATGGTATGAAAATGAAGGAAAAGGCGGTTAATAAACCGAAAACCGGACTAGTTAAAGGGGGAGGGAAGTAATGCAGGAGAAAATGCGTAAAAAAGGCGAGTTAGTTTCAGCAGTCAACGGGTTCAACCATACCCCTCCAATGGATGCGGTTATTGCCCTGTTGGATTTATACATTGAATTAACCAGAATTCAAAACGATGTCGCTCAAGAATCTGAACTTAAACACAACCAGGGGAAAATTGCGGCATTCAGGGAATTAAAAGATGTCATCACGCGAGGCAACCCGCAAAGACCTGTGTGAAAAATTATTGACAACGGAATTAATTTTATGATATATGGTAATCGGAAACATTGTGAAAAAGATTTGAAGCGTGATTTAACAACTTTTAATCATCAACCAGAAGAAGGAAAAGAAGGAAAAGAAGGAAAAGAAGGAAAAGATAATGATGAAGTAAAGATGTCAAAACAGGAAGCTATTGAACTCTGTAAACTGTTGGAGGGAGCGAAAAGAATTATGCAGGGCAAGATAGCGAAAGCTTAAATCTCAATTAATAAACGAGACTAAAGGTCAACATTCAGGAATTAAATTTCCTTTCTGTTGACCTTTTTTTATTAAAAATGAGGGGAAAAATTATGAAAGAAAAACCGGATGAAAACACTGCCGCAGAAATTCTGTCACAACAGAATGAAGTATTTAATGAAGCATTTAATGAAGCAGAAGTAAAAAGTGAAGATGGGGTCCCTGCTTCCGGTCTGCCCGATCCCGGTGATTTAAGTAAAACCAAACCGGAACCATTTCATGCAAAAGGTGATGAACCATCTCCCGTTGATGATAAAAAATCCGGTACACCCGCTGAACCGCCTCCTTTGGAAGATTACGAACAAAAATGGAAAAGTCTCAACGGGATAATCAAGTCTAAAGAACAGCAGTTTCAAACCCGCGAATCAGAACTTTTAACAGAGATAGAGAAGTTAAAGACTCCACCGCCTTCTCTTCCTGTTGATGATAAAAATAAAAAAGTGGAAACCGGACTGGATGTCGAAACTCTTTTAAAAAATCTTAATCTTAACGATGAAGAAAAGGCCATGTTAAAAGAGTATGATGAAGAATTCGGATTAGTTTCCAGAGTGGAAAGTTTAAGACTCGGTAAAGCAATCGAATCAATTTACGGTATACTGAACGAAGGATTCCAGAAACAACTCAAAGAAGTAAAAAATGAATTCCAGAGTCAGTTGAAACCGACCGCAGAGTTTGTCGAAAAGACAACCAGGGAACGGGAAGAGGATGCAGTCAGCAACCACTTCAATACAATCGAAACGGCTTATCCTGATTATAAGACCTACCATGAAAATGGTAAAATCATCGAATGGATTCAAAGTAAACCGGCATATCTCCAAAAGGGAATGCTGGAAGTTTGCCAGTCGGGAGCAGCCGGGGAAGTTATTTCTCTTTTGGACGACTTCTATAAAGAAAGTAATATCCCGGTAACCAGTAATCCGCCTCAGAATAATGTTGTGGGAATGGACAGGGCCAAAAAAGACCGGAAGGCCGCCTTGACTCCTCCGCAAAGTAAACGCGGCGCAATAAATCCAAACCTTAAACCATCTGATGATTTCGATGGAGCGTTTGATGAGGCGATAAGTAAATAAGGAGAAAATTAAATGAATTTAACTACTTACGGA